TGAACTAATCGACCTGAACACGTGGCCGAACAAGTGGACAGGCGACGAGGTAGATGGCGACGAAATGATTGACGCTTATATGTCAACCACAGCGGGTGAAATTGCCAAGCAAGACTTATTGGTGAGGTAACAATGAATCTACCCTTCGGTACGACCGTCTATTTCCGCACCGACCGCATGGCCCGTGACCGCGTAACTGAACTACAAGGGGCTGAAACCGGCTATGTTGAAGAAGTGCGTAGAGGGCGTGCGCTCGTGCGAGTTGGCGAGCGCACATTGTGGTTTGACCTCGACCAACTGGCGACTGAGATCCAGACCAGTTTATTCGACCAGGCGGGGCAATGAGCCAACACATCAATAAGGATGTCCTGACGGCGCGGGTTTACATGATCAGCGTCTGCGCCAGGTGCGGGCGCCTGATTCTGTGCGGTGACCGATGTTTGGTGTGCTGTGGGCAGCGGGCGGGGAGAAGGGCGAGGAAGCGGAATAAGAGGGTGAAGATATGACCAATACCTTCACCCCTAACTTACTACTCAAGATGACGCCATGTTCTGCGGTGCTTGATAGCGTCGATATTGCTGTCCGATATTCCATAGTCGGCAGCAATCGACTTTCCTGTTTCGCCGTTTGCGATGCGCCGTCGAATCTCCTTGACCTGTTCAGCGGTGAGCTTAGCCATGCCGCTTTTCTCGCCAATACTACGACCGGAGACGGTGCGTCCCTTGACTGCTCTATCGGTGTTGTTGTCTGCGACTGTGCCAAGCCAGAGGTGATTGGGGTTCACGCAGTTGCGTACATCGCACTTGTGGCAGACGACAAGACCATCCGCAATGGGGCCTTTGTGGAGTTCGTAGCTGTATCGGTGAGAGCGGATATTGCGCCTGTTTTCCATCATGATACCGTAACCCTCGCGGTTCTTGCGCCCTGTCCAGAGCCAACAGTCATCGGGGCCGCGCTTTTCGACATGTGTCCAGAACTTGTCTGTAAGTGGCATTCTGCGGGCACCGAAGCCGCTGTGACTGTCGATATACTTGATGGGTTGACCCTTGACCCATCCAAGCCACTTGCGGTTACGATCCGCGATGGGGGTCTTCTGTCCACAGCCGCACATGCACAAACCGCTTGGGTTGGGGTTGTTGATTTGCAGATGCTTGTCTTTGTTGTGGCCTGGAAGGTAGCGCGAGGGTTGACCCTTAATGCGCCCCTTCTTCGTGTCCGTGCCTGTGGCGATGGCAGTTTTCTTGCCGCATCCACACTGGCAGTAGCCGTATGGAATTTCTTGCGAGTTTTGGTGCGTGGTATGATCGCTCATGTCGTTAGCCCCTCCAAGGCTATCGGCCATGCCACCGAACGTTCACAGCGTTGCGGTGGCGCTTTTATTTGTTTGACCCCTCTATTATACCACACTGACCACATGACAGTGAGTTGTTCCTGCCGTCCCGATGTACGTGCGGGGCGGGGACCCCGTGCCGGGGCCGTCGGGGAAGTTCGGTTGGGCGTGGCCGTTGCCGCGACCGGCGTGGGAGTGGGGGGAGTTGAGCGACATCAAACCAAGAACAATGAGGCTGATATGACCGATACAGAACTACAGGCAATCCGGGCGCGGGCGAATGCGGCTGACATCCCTGCGCTGCTTGCCGAAATCGCACAACTGCGATTCATCGTGACCGAGTACCGCGAGGGGATGCATGCGGCCAAAGGCGCGCTGAATGCGGAGAAGCACCGCGCTGATGTGGCGGAGCAGGAGCGGGACCAGCTGCGGATGCAATTGGAATCTCTCACACCAGGTGGCAGCGAATTCCACGACAGCACGACTCGTTGTATCGAATGGATAAGCGACCGGCTGAGCACCACGGCGCAACAGGTGAAGGCGCGCAAGGATGCCGAAGCCAAGCTGGCCGCCGTGCCGGTGGATGCGATTCGCGTGGTGTTTCGGCTTGCCGATCCGGCTTGGGGCGACCCTGAGATTTACGCAGCGTATGACACGGTAAAGGCATGGTTAGAGAGCTTGGAGGTGCGGCCGTGATCGACGCTAGGGCACTCCTGACTCAAGTGCGCGCAAACGTCAACCAAGCGACGGAGCTAATGGAACAGTCAGCGAACGCAATCATGGCGTTGATGAACGAACAGCGTCAGTTGCCGTCGGCGTGGATTGAATTGCAAAGCGAACTCTCTGAGGCAACAGACAGCCCGTTGCGACTGGCGGATTACTGGCTGGCGCAGCTGGAACCACTGCCGGACAGCGAGTTGTTTGGGGTGATGGCGGAGGAGCAACCGTGACGGAACATGACGTACTAAAGAGGAAAATCAGCGAACTGAAAGCGCGCATGAGAGGTCAGTTCGGATCACTGAATTTGCGGTATACGGAGAACGCAATTGACGAACTGGAATTGAGGAATGAGGCGCTAGAGGAGGAATGTCAGAGATTGCGCGCCAATCTAGCCGCCATTCCGGTGCAGCACATCGCCACGTTAGCGGAGTTGGCGCTACGCAACCAGGACAACGCGGTGCAACTGGCAGGAAAAGTCATTGCGGGTTGGTTGTACGAATGGAAGGCCCCCCAACCATGACTCTAGAGGACTTCTTGCGTCGGCTCATGTGCCAAACTAACAGCAATAGGGTCAAATTTACAATGACGCCTGACGGCGTGACAGAGGTGTCATGTTTCAGCGAGCACATTGTCGCCGTCATGCTCATTGATGTTGAGTGCGATTTGACCGAAGGTGAGCTGTACAACGCCGTCGAGTATGTTAGATCGGAATTCGCCAGAGAGGTGCAGCCATGAACCATACCATGAGTGATGATCGCTACTACGAACGCAAGCGCCAGATCACCGACCTTTATTGCCGTGTGGCCTACGACGGTTTGCCACCCGTTATGCGTACCGTCCTGGTCGAATTCGTTCGGGACGGAGGATGGACGTGGGCAATGGCGTATGTCGATGAACTCGGGCATTGGAACGACAGTCATAATGAAATCAGCATTACCGAGCCAGTCGAATTGTGGTGGCCGCTGCCGTTCATGCCGAAAGATGCACAACCATGAAACTTATTCCCGGCGGCCTACGCCCAGGCGAAAAGCCGAAGTACCGACCCAAGACCGGCACGATCGTCGTGCCGTCGCTCAATCTTGCCCTCTCGGCTGATGGGCGAATCGTGCTGACCCTCGCCAAGCGCCCAACTTTTGGCGACAAATCCACCTCCACACGCCAGGAGCATCAGTTGATGCCGGGGAAGCAGGTAGCGTGGGTCGTCAGGTATCAGGGCACGCAGTACACCATCACAATCGAGCGCGAGCCCAGCGACACAATCAATCTAGCCCAAGCCAAACGGGCAAGGGAGACACAGCCGTGATTACTGAATCCCTACGCTTCCCGTGCAAGTACGACAACACTCGCTTTGGCGGCAATCCGCACGTCCTCGTCGTGGCTCGCGCCGATGATCGCATTAAGCTTGAACTGACCAAAAGTGACGAACGTGTGGCCACCGTCGAACTGCCTGCGGCCCTGGTCGGCGACGAAATCACGCCATCGAACACTGGCTATCTGTGGACGGTCTGGGTGGACGAAATCGCCGTGCGCGTGGATGACGGCGACAAGGCGGCTATCGAGCGCATGATCCGACGTGCAATTGGCGGCGCACCACCTGCGTTATAATTAAGCAAATCGTAGAGTACCGGGCAAGGGGCACATGATGATACCTCCAATCACGCCGGAAGTTCCCACCGAACGGACGGCGGTCATTGTTTGGTTGCTGGCGCAAGGGCGCACATTCCGCACCGCAGAGGTGGCGAACCTGACTGGCGTAGGGCGCAGCGGCGCATACGATCTGATGTCACGCATCAGTCGTGTACTGCCTGTGACGCTGATCGATGACACGTGGCAGGTAATTAAAGTCGAAGATTGATGTCCGCGCAGCGCGGACGTCGTAAGGCTACACTAGTCGGTAGAGACGTGTTTCTCTACCGATTTTTTATTTGGGGGCAAGGCAATGCAAAACAATCCTGTAGTTGGCGCGCAAGGCATCGCCGCGGCAGTCTCAGCCGCGATCATGGCGTGTCTTGCGATGTTGGTCAGCCTCGGCGTTATCAGCCTCGACACACAACAAATGAACAGCGTGCAGACGTTCCTGGCGGCGCTAGGCGCGTTGGCCGTGATCGTCGTGCCACAGTTGATTGCGGCGTTTTGGGCCAATCGTCGGGTCATCACCAAGGCGGAAGCCGCGCAGATGATGGTCCAGCAGGAGCAACGCAATGCCTGAGCAAAATGAGTGGCGGCCGGAAATCCGGTCACAATCCACGCCACCGGCGCAACCTGCCGTGCGGGTAGATTGGACGCCCGCAGTCATTACCACCAATGCGCAGCCAGGCCATGTGGACGGTGACGACTATACGTGGCAGACGAAGCCGACGCAGGCCAAGTCCGCGCAGGTCATCGACTGCCGCACGCTGGACCAAAAGATGGTCGACCGCATGCAGGCGCTCGAAACCACCGTCAGCATGCTAGTTGACGAGGTACAGCATCTGCGCGAGGACATTGCGCGCATGACCAAGGGCGAGAGTCAGTTATAGGGACAGGGTGCATGTGTCGCCAACCGAACGGAAATACCCGCGGCTGCATGATCGGCAGGCGGCGCTGCTAACCGAAAATTATCGTTTACGTGAAGGGATTCACAACGGCGACTGGCGCAACAACACCAATGAACTTGCGGCAGCAGACCATCACGGACAACACGCAAGAATTGGACGAACTCGAACAGGTGTTAGCGCAGAAAATCGACATACCACTCAATACAGTGCTGATGTTTCTGCTAGTGTTAACTATCATGGCTTTAGTCCTCTTGCGGGTGTAATGATGGATTTCGTAATGTACGTGCGCGTATGGGCACACCTGTTAGGTTTAGGTTGGTTCGTGGCGCTGTTCTGCCTAGCGCACGCATCCGAGGGTAGAACCATTCGCATATCGCACACCCGCATTGGTCGAGTGGCGATTCTCGTGTTGGGCGTCTGGTTCGGCTTGCTCCTGCTGACGGTGCGGGGCGTGGCAGTGATGCCACGAGAGGTCATCGTGCCGACGTTGGCGGGGCTAGAAATGGGCGGTTGGGTTCTAGCCTGGGTGTGGTTGGGGTGGTGCGGGAGCGAAAACTACCGCATCGAATTCAGGCGCAACGGGCGCACATCGCTGCTGCTGATCATGTGGTTGACGGTTTTGTTTCTTGCGTGACGCTGTAGAGTAACAGCGCCGCATAATCAATCTAACGTTGGAGGGCAATCATGCCTGAACTTTGGGAAACAATCGGCGCAAACGAGGTGCTTTGGCGGAAGGGCCAGAACTACCCCGACATTGAAGCGGAAGGCAACGAGCTGACAGAGGTAGACAACCCCAACGCGGGACAGGTGACCACCGTCACCACATTCGATCCTGTATCTTACGCTCAAATTGCGCTGACCGTTTCGGCGGCAAGCCGGAAGGACCTGCGCGAGTGGGGAACGTTCATCACTGAGTTGATGGCGGCAATCAATGCGCAGCCGCAATCGCCCGAGGTGCTAGGCGTGCTGCTCACTGACGCCGCGAGCAACAGCAAAATCACGCCAACTGAGGCGGCGGCGTTGCAGGCCATTCTAGAGGCACACACGCACCGAACGACAGTTACCGCACCGGCAAAACTCAAGATTGGCCAATCGATTTTCGCCAAGGCGGGACACGGCAAAGTGAGCGCGTCAGAAATCCAGAACGCCGACCAGAAATCAGGCGGTAATGGCCAGTACGGTCATGCGGTGGCAGCGTGAACAGCGGTTTTCTGGGGGCCGGGTTGCTAGGGCCATCAGGCATCAAAACAAGCCGCGGCATTGCTACGCCGATTCCGACGCTTGGCGCAGAATTGCTTACTAACGGTAATTTTGACGCTGGGGATACTGGTTGGACACATGGGGCGGCGTGGTCGATTGGTTCCGGCGTGGCTACGGGTATCGCTACCAATTTCAATGGCATCGCGCAAGGTTCGCTAACTACGAACGTATGGTATATCTCACAGATTGATGTAGTCACCCGCACCGCGGGCTATGTGTACATGCAATATGGCGCGTCAGCCAATACCGTTCAGCACAGCACAACCGGCACCAAATACCAGGTCGGGCGCGGCGATGCGGGTGCGTTCCGCATTGTAGGTGCTGACGCGTTTGGCGGGACGGTTGACAACGCATCCTGCAAGGCGATCACGCTGGCGTCAGTGTTTGCGGGACGCGCACAAGCCAGCGCAGATATGGACATCAGCGCGCCCGTAACACTGTTTGAGCGAGGATTGCGCGCGGGGGTTACGGCGCGCTTGGACAGTCTTACAAGCCCGGCGAATTTCCTGATGGCATCACACGACGGCGCATATGCGCGCCTGACACAATGTAAGGCGGGCGCTTACACGGAGTTGATCGTCACTTCGTTAACGTATGTCGCAGGCGCGGCGGTGCGGATTTGGGTCAGCGGCAACACGGCGAAACTGTATTACAACGGCGCGCAGGTTGGAGCAAACCAGACGATTGACGCGGCGTTGACTGGCACGATTTTCGGCAAGTTTAACACGCACGCGAGCAACGTACTAGGCGCGTGCACCATCGTTCCAGCGGCTTAGGGTGCTAATCGGTCCTTGTCAGATGCAAGGGTTTGGGCAGAGTAACAACAGAGGAAATGTCAGAACATGAAAACGGTACTGATTGTCATTCTGACCCTACTGGCCACCATCCTCGTTGGCGTCATGGTCGCGCAGGCCGCCACCGTGCCGTGGCCCAGCATATCACCGAGCTACCGGTGCGATGGTGAGGCGGCGCTCTTTAATCTGGCCAATGTCGGTACGGACATGCAAGCCGGCGCGATGTGGTATGTTGCCACGCCGGTGCGCATTGTCCGTCAAGGGATTTTTTGGATTGCAGCGGGACAGAGCAGCACCTGGGCCTACAGCGCGCCGGGGATCGCATTGACGTTTGCCTACCAGCGCCCTGATAACGGCCAATGGGTGCAGATGACGCAGACGTGCGGCATAAAGCCCACGCCGGAGCCGACGCCTGAAGCGAACGGGCAGGGGGCGCATCGATGGTTTGCGCCATGGGTGAGCCATGATTGAGGCGACACGCATCTGTCGTAGCGCTGACGGCCAATGGCGAGCATATAACTGCCTATTGCAGTACAGCCAACCGGATCCGATGGACGCAGCAGTGCAACGGGCAAGGCAGGGAAAAACAGTGTTCGTGCGGCGTGAAGATGCGCAGGCAGTATTGGGGCTGGTGGAATGCGACGCCTCATCAGGGATGATTTAGAGGAGGATACAACGTGTCAAAGCTCTTAACCTATGTCGGTACGAAAAATTCTGCCGGCGACAACGAACTGATTGCGGCACCGGGCGCCAAGTTTCGGATCTGCCCGGTCCTGCTGTATGGGCAGAACCTGACCACCACGGCGCAAACGCCGTACTTCTATGATGGTCCGCAGTCGGAAGGCCGCCCGATTCTGGCCAACCTACAGCAGAACCAGGAAAGCGGCGCGGTGGTGAACTGTGTATTCCAGTGTGATGACGGGCAGATTCGTCAGGTCAAGCTGTCGGAAAACAAGGCGCTGGTGGCGAACCTGACCAACGCCCAGAACGTGCTGTTCTGCGTGTGGTATTACATCGAATCGCTTCCGTAGAGCATGACTATGGCCAAGGCCACGTTCCATGGGCGCTGTTTGTCGTCGGCTAAGCACGAAAAGTCATGACGCGCACGGCGACGCACTACCTCAAGCACAACGACGGAAGCATGTTGACGGCAAGCGAGCGAGAGTACCAAGCGTTGCGGCTGGCGGCGGCGGGGCTGAACATTGACGACATTGCCAGGATCATGGGCATCCACCGGGCCACGGTGAATTCGTATGTCTCGCGGTGGCTGGAGCGGATCGGTGCACATAACAAGGCGATGCTGGCATCCTGGGCGCTGTTGACAGGTCTAGTCACGCCGGCAGACGTTTGGGAAATTTGGGAAACCCATGCGCCGCTACTAGCGACGTGGAAGCAGGAGTGATGTTGGGGGCGGTAGTGTGGCGCTGACTGACAAACAGCAAGCTTTCGTCAATGAATACCTCAAATGCTGGAACGCATCGGAAGCGGCTCGGCGCGCTGGATACTCGGAGCGCACGGCAGGCTCGATTGGCGATGAAAACCTGAAGAAACCTGAAATCGCCGTCGAGATTGAACGCCGCAAAGCGCAACTTATCATGTCGGCCGATGAAGTGCTGACCCGGCTAACTGAGCAGGCGCGGGCGGCATATTCAGCCTACTTCACCGTAGATGGCACAGTCGATCTGGAAAGCCTGCTTGCCGACGGCAAAGGGCATCTGATTAAGAAAATCAAGCCAACCAAGGACGGACTTGAAATCGAGTTCTGCGACGCTCAAACGGCAATCTTCACAATCGCCAAGATTCACGGGTTGTTGCGCGACCGCACTGAGGTTAGCGGTCCTGGCGGTGGGCCTGTGCGGACTGAGCAAACCGTCAAGCACGACTTGACCAAACTCAACGTCGAGGAGCTTTCGACACTGCGCGGCATTGTGGCGAAGGCGACCATTGATGCAGCTACCAACGCTGAATGAGATTGACCAGGAACTAGCGCGCAGGCGCCTGCTCGATTTTACAACCTACACGATGCCGGGCTACTCGGTGAACTGGCATCACGAATTGGTGTGTAGTTACCTGGACCGTTTCGCGGCGGGTGAAATCAAGCGGCTGATGATCTTCCAGCCCCCGCGTACAGGTAAAAGCGAGCTAGTCAGTCGGCGGCTTCCAGCGTTCATGATGGGCCGCAATCCAGACCTGACGATTATCGCAGCATCTTATGGGGCAGATCTGGCACGGCGGATGAACAGAGATGTGCAGCGCATTATCGACAGTAGGCCATACCGTGACATCTTTCCCGCTACCACACTGTCAGGCAAGAACATACGCGCTGACGCCCAGGGAACGTGGCTGCGCAATTCAGATATGTTTGAGGTTGTGGGCCGCGCCGGCTACTACATGGGCACAGGCGTTGGGGGTGCGGTCACTGGCATGGGTTGCCACGTCGCCATCATTGACGACCCGGTGAAAAATCGCAAGGAAGCAAATTCACCCACGTATCAGAAAAGCGTCTTTGACTGGTACACCTCAACGCTCTACACGCGATTGACGCCAGATGGACAAGTTCTACTTACCGTCACGCGCTGGCATGAAATGGATCTGGCGGGCAGGTTGTTGGCCTTGGCAAATTCCGATCCTGAAGCCGATCAGTGGACAGTGATCACACTGCCGGCCATCGCCGAAGAGCCGGTAGCGCCATATGACTGCCGTCAACCGGGTGAGGCACTGTGGCCAGGACGCTGGGGCATCGACAAGATGCGGAAGGTTCAGAAGACCATCGGCAGTTACGACTGGGCAGCACTCTATCAACAGCGCCCAGCGCCGCGTGAAGGCGGTATGTTCAAGCGTGACTGGTTTGAAATCGTCGGGGCCGCGCCCAAGCAGGCCAAACGTGTCCGCTATTGGGACAAAGCCGGCAGCACATCGAAAGGTAGCGACTACACGGCCGGCGTGCTGATTGCCAAGGACACCGACGGCGTGTTCTATGTCGAGGATGTAGTGTGGGGCCAGTTCAGCGCACTGGAACGCAATCGGGTCATCAAGCAGACGGCAGCCCGAGACGCCGCACTATATGGTCTGATTCCGACATGGCTGGAACAGGAGCCCGGTAGCGGCGGCAAGGAAAGCGCAGAGGCATCCACGCGTGACCTGGCGGGCTACAACGTGCATACGGAGACGGTCAGCGGTGACAAGACGACGCGCGCTACACCGTTCGCAGCGCAGTGCGAAGCGCGCAACGTCAAACTCGTCGCCGCTGCCTGGAACGGTGGTTACCTTGAGGAACTAACGGGCTTCCCCAATGCCGCACACGATGATCGGGTCGACGGTTCCAGCGGCGGCTTCAATAAGCTGGCAGACACGATCGGCGAACTGGTTGGCTTCGCGTAAGGAGGATGGGTGGACATGGCCGTATTGACGCCAAGAGAACGTGAGGTTGTGCAGATGCTGGCGCAGGGCAAGACACCGGCTCAGATTGCCGATGCGCTCTGCGTGGCGCGGGTGACGGTCTACAGCCACATTGATGCCGCCCGCCAGAAGACGCACACTGGCAGCACGCTCGAATTGGCGACCAAGGCCGCCAAGCTGGAAAAATCATAATCTTTACAATGGACTTACACAATAAAGCCGCTACGCTGGATGTAGCGGCTTTTCTATTTGAGGAATAGTGCAATGGGACTGCTTGACGCGATAGCGAATCGACTAGGTTACAGCCGGCGCGACACGGACCCGTATGCGCTGATTCCCCGCCAGACAAAGACGGCCACGATGGCCAATCCGCCTGCCTGGCTGCAAGCCGAGGGTAGCGACGAACGGTATTCCATTCCGGGGCGTGAGCTGCCTGAAGCGCAGTTGGAGCTTTACCAACGGCTTAGCTGGCTGCAGATCGCCGTCAACCACGTCGCGACCACGGCGGCCGGCACGGGCTTCAACGTCATGCAGGCCGACGGCGAGCAGCTGACCGGCATCCCCAACCACCCATTTGAAATCTTGCTGCGCCGTCCTAATCCGCTGGCAAGCCGCGCCGAGTTCCTGACGGCGACGTTCAGCCAATACGACCTGACGGGCAATGCATACTGGTGGCTGAACAAGGCAAGCGAATCAGCGCCGCCAGATGAGCTATGGAACATGCCCCCGCACAAGATGCAGCCCGTACCAGATGGGCGCATGTTCCTGCGTGGCTACCTCTACGAATCGGCGGAAGGCGTGGCCATTCCGCTCGAACCCTGGGAGGTGGTGCATTTCCGCCGCTGGCATCCGCTCAACGCCTACGTTGGCTTGTCGCCGGTCGAGGCGCTTGCGACCATTGCTGCGGGCGACATGGCCATGCAGAAGTGGAACACCAACTACTTTGGCAAGGACAACGCCAAGCTGCCGGGCGCACTGGCCTTCGCAGATCCGATCGATGACGACACGTGGAAGGCCATGAAAGGCGAAGTGCGCAAAGAGTATGGCGGCACCGAACGTCGCCTGATGATGCTGCGCAACGTTGGGAAGGGCGGCGTCGAGTGGATTCAGATGAGCATGTCGCAAGCCGACATGCAGTTCCTCGAAGGCCGCACCGCGAACCGAGAAGAAATCTTTGCAATGGTCGCGCCGGGCCTCGCCAGTATGCTCGACGTCAACGCCACCGAAGCCAACGCCAAGGCCGGCGAACGCACGTTCATGGACAAAGCCGTCTGGCCGATCCAGGTGTTCATAGCCGAGAAGATCACAAACGACGTGCTGCCCGCCTATGGGCCTAATCTGGTCGGCCAGTTCGACGACGTGCGGATTACCGACAAGCAGATGGAGCTTGCCGAGATCCAAAGCTACGCCCAGACCCACACCGTAGACGAGGTGCGCGCCAAGTGGTACCGGAGCGACCCGATCGGCGATGTGCGCGGCAGTCTCTTGCCATCACAGGCGGCGAGCTACACGCCACCGGCAGAACCCGCCCAGGACAACGCCCCGGCCACCGCACAGCCTGACCGGCAGATCCTCGGCTACCACATTGAAACGGGCACAGTGACCCGCAACGAGGCGCGGGCGCCGCTGGGCTTGCCCCCGGTCGATGACACGCAGGACAAATTGCTGCGCGACCTGAACGCCAAGCTCGACGTGATCGCCAAGGCCAACAACACCGGCATTCCGGCACTGCCGTTGGTCGTCGCCAAGCTGATGGGCTTCGACGTCGAACCGCAGGAGCCGCCAACACCGCCCCAACTGCCGCCACCGGCCGATACGCCGATGATGGAAGACAACAGCGGCGACATGCCGCCCAGTGATATGGAGGACATTCCAGATGGCGAAATGCAAGCCCAAGGGCAAAGGCAGCAAGAAGTAAAGGCGTTCAAGCGATGGATGCGGAAGCGCCCCACCGCTGACCCGCTCAGCTTCAAGCGCGTGCACCTCAGTGAGGATGACGTGTTGGAACTGGCAGGCTATGACCACGATCACGAGTATGTGCCAGCCGAACCGATTGTGAAGGCGGCAATCAAGGCGCTCGACGTCTGGGTCATGGATCTGACCCTTACCCGTGATGTGTGGTTGGCCGCCAAGGCGATGGTCTTGCAGACGCTGCCCGGCGACGACGATGCCGAGGAAGCCATGCGGGTGGCGCTTGAAACCCGGTCGAAGGAAGCGATCCTCAAGGCGTTCCGCGAGCAATGGCGCAATCTCCTGCCAGAGAATGCCGAGTCGATGGACCTCAACGAGTTGATGGCGTACATCAACGCCAGGCTCCTGCCGCCGACGATGCGCGACGCCGTGACCCGCACAGTAATCGACGGCGTGGATATGGGCATCAACATCGCCATGGACAATCTTGAACGCATTGGCGCAGGGTTCGATTACACGCTCGCCAACACGCGGGCGCGTGACTGGGCGCAGACGTACAGTGCGGACCTGATTCGGGGCATCGAGGACACGACGAAGGAAAGCGTGCGACAGTCGGTGGCACGTTGGTATGAGAACGGTGAGCCGATCAGCGCACTGCGCAAAGAGTTGGAGCCCACATTTGGCGAGAAGCGCGCCGAGGTCATCGCCCAGACGGAAACCACTCGGGCAGCGGCATACGGCAGTAGAACTGGATTCGCAGATTCAGGTGTGGTCACGGGGATGAAGTGGAAGACAGTTAATGACGAACGCCAATGCCATATTTGCGGCGAACTAGATGGGACTGTAATCAGCCTGGACGGTCGCTTTTGGGATGCACTATCAGAAGATATGAGAAAGCGTTACAAACGCTCATTCGAGTTGCCGCCAGCCCATCCGCGCTGCCGGTGCAGAATCACTGCTCAACTTTTAGGCAACTGATGAATTGCTTTCGTTCAAGTCCGATTGTATTTCGGCGGCCACGTGACATTGGTGGCAAAGGCTAATTAGGTTGTCTAGGTGATTGGCTTGTTCGTGGTTGTCCAATCCGAATAGCCTGAATTTATGAATATGATGAACATCGAGTTGCTTTCCAAGAATATCCTCTGTAACGCCGCAATGCTGACAGGTGTAATTGTCGCGTTTGCGCGCCGCATTGCGTTGGCTGTTCCAGCTTGGGCCATAGTAGTAAATCTTGCCGCCTTTCCAATGGGGGTTACGTGGTCCGCCCCGCTTAAACATCCAGTTCTTAGCGCCTTGCTTGGATTCGCTATTGCGCTTGCGTGCCCAATCAGATTTGGCGACACGCACAATCCACTGAGGGTCAAGGGTGCCATTAGCAATTGCCTTCTGCACAGCAGCCCTTTGATTCGCTTTACGTTGCTCATTGCCAAGCCACTGCAAGGCTACTGCGTCCGAACGCTTGCGGCGCTGAATGCCCAGGTCGTTAAACCAATCCCAGAGCTTGTGGTTGCTAACACCTATCTTCTTTGCGATCTGCTTAATGCCAAGTCCCTGGATACAGTACAGGTCATAAAGCAGGGCAAATATCGGCTTGCCGAACTTGCGTTCAATTTCACTTTGTCTTCTGCGGCGCAATCCGATGTGCTTGCATTCGGGAGAGCAAAATTGTCCTGTAGCGAGCCTGTAGGGCGCTACCTCAAATGGTTTGCCGCAAACAGTGCAGCTAAGCGGAACTTGTTTGTTCTGTGGGCTTTTGTGGGTAGCAACGTAATCGCGCCAGCAATCGCGACTGCAAATAGCTCTTTTGTCGCTTGGGTAGGGCACTACAAAAGGTTTACCGCAGTGCGTGCACGTTCGAGTAGCGGGCATAAAGAAACCTCCTGTCAGTTGGTCAGCATATTTGTCGAGGATATGCGGAGCCGACAGGAGGCAAACACAACTATAGCAGATTGGCTGCTGACCATCAACACTGCATATCCTCGACACCCTTATTATACCACACATCTGGTCGGAGGGTGAGGTTATGCCACTTGAGATTGCCGCCGAGGTCAAAGGGCTTGACCAAGTATTCAAGAAGCTGGACCGGCTCGCAGCGCACGACGTACTGCGAACGCCCATGGAAGCCAGCATGATCAGCCTGTTCAACTTCATGGCGGAGGAAACGCCAGGGCCACCGCACCGCCCATATCCGAAGATGCTGCGCACTGCCAGGCAGAGACGCTACTTCTTCTGGGCACTGGCGCAAGGGATTATCAAGGTGCCCTATGTCCGGTCAGGCAAGATGCAGCAGAGTTGGACGTGGGACGTAAGCACATCGGCAGACGGTGTGCATGGCAAGGTGGGCACGAACTACAAGAGCGCCCCCTATGTGCAGAGTAAACAGCTTCAGGCGCGCATCCATCAAGGCAACTGGCAGACGGATGCCGATGCCATTCGTGAGAAGCGCGATGAAATTATCCAGCGCTTCCGGACGGCCGTGCGTGACGCGCTAGAGCGCTAGAGGCGCCAGTGTTTGAACGGGTTGTCTCTCTGGGCTTTGCTGTACTGTTGATAACCGACCAAGCCCCACATGATGCCGCCGGCAATGAGGGCTGGTAGGCAGCACAGCCATAGGGGGAAACTACCTTGCATGATGGTGTCCTTTCGTGATCGTTTTGAATCCATCATAGCACGAATTAGGACGCACGAAGCGGTGAGTTACGGGGTAGGCGATGATTACCAACGTAGTTGCGATCAAAAGTGATACAGGCGATGACGGCGAGTGGCTGCTCGACGTGCGCGGCGTGCCGTTCGGGTCGCCGGCCAAGCGCGACAGCGACGGCCAGTATTTCGACGAGAGCACGCAGCTGCATCTCGACAAGTACCCGAGCGTGCCCGCCGTCTACTATCACGGCTTTGACGAGAACCGGCGGCCAGCGGGCGAACCTGCCTACATCGGCAAGACGCTCAGCCACGAAGTCCGGCCAGATGGCGTGTGGTTCCGCGTGGCGCGCGACAAGACGCACGAGTACGCCAAGCGCATCTGGGAGGCCGCCAAGCGGGGCATCGCACGGGCATCGAGCGGCAGCATCATACACCTCGCACGTTGGACGAGGGACGGTCACATCACGCAGTGGCCAGTGGCGGAACTGACGCTAATCGACGCGGAGGGGAAACGGCAGCCAGCCAACCAGTATGCAGTGGCGCTGCCCGTAATCAAGGCGGTATATGACCGGGCAGGGTTGACCCTGCCTGATGACATAGAGGGGGATGCAGACCAGCCAGAGGCGGATGCAGAAGGCGCACAGCAGAGTGCACCCGCGGCAAAGTCGGCAGAACCTACGGACACCATGAACAATCAGTCGATAGGAGGTATCGACGTGGACACTAATGAAGTTCAGCAGATGATTGCTGATGCCCTCAAGGCGCAACGGGAAGCCGACGAGGCCCAGCGCAAGGCCGACGCAGAGATGCAGACGCGCATCGACGCCGCGCTGAAGGCGCAGAAGGACGCGCACGACGCCGAAGTTGCGGCGCTCAAGGCGGATGCGGCTGCGGCCCGGCGCCTGCCCGGCTGGGAAACTGGCGATGCGCCGCACCAGACGCAGTTTGGAAACGTGTCCAAGTACGACGACTTGGATGCCGGCGATCTGGCCGTGTTGGTCGGCTTGACCAAGGCAGCTAAGGGGGCCAACCTGAGCCAGGGGCCGTCTGAAAACTTGCTCAAAGCGTTGGCCATCCGTCTGGCCGATAAGACAGGCGCAGATGAGGTGCAGTATCATGCGTCCAAGTCGGCCATGAAGGCCGCCGGCATGCCGATGAAGTCGAACGAGATCAACCAATCCACGCTCGCCAACTATGGCGACGAATGGATTGGCGTCACCTACAGCACGCAGATTTGGGATAAGATCCGTCTGGCCACGCCGATTGTGGGGCGGTTGCCTACGGTGGTTGTGCCACAGGGATCCGAATCGGTGATCATCCCACTGCAAGGCACCTCACCCACGTTCTACAAGATGGCCCAGGCCGCCGACCTGGCCGCCAACCCTGGCCGCCCCACGGCAACAATCACGGCCGGGCAGTTGGGCACCGCCAAGCAGACGCTGACCGTCTCCAAGCTGGGCGCAGCGGTCAACTACTCGGGTGAGTTGGAGGAGGATTCGCTCATTCCCTGGGTGGCGGAACTGCGCAACGACCTGACTGCCGAGGCCGCCGAGATTCTGGAGCACATCGTCATTGACGGTGACACCACGCTGACGGCGACCACCAACATCAACAACATTGCGGGCACGCCGGCCGCCACCGCCATCTACACGGCGGTCGATGGCTTCCGCAAATTGGCGCTCGTCACCAACACGGCGAATGCACGCAGTGCGGGCGGCACATTCAGCATTACGGATTACATCAACACTGTGAAGCTGATGGGCCTCGCAGGCAAGAACGCCGTCGACAAGGCGGCTGTCGGTTTCATCGTTGGGATGTGGACGCACTGGGCATCGCTGAACCTCATGGAGGTCAAGACCCGCGACGTGTTCAGTATGCCCACGATCGAAAATGGCATGTTGACCGGCATTTATGGCTACGGCGTCACGCCTTCCCCGAACATGCACCGCGCCAACCAGGACGCCACCTATGGTCTGAAGGCGAACAGCGCCGGTAAGGTCGATCTCAACACCGCGGCCAACAACACGACCGGCTCGATTCTGGCCGTGCGTTGGGACCAGTGGCGCTTCGGCTACAAGCGCCGGTTGCAGTTCGAGATCCAGCGCGATGCCATCAGCGACAGCACCGTCGTGGTCGTGAGCATGCGCGTTGGCCTCATCAACCGGGACAACGAGGCGTCAGCCATCACCTACAACGTCGGTCTGAACTGACCGGTCGATTAGCACTGGGCAGAGGTGGTGAAATGATTTCACCACCTCCTTGACCGGGGAGGAATACATGCCAAGCACACTAATTCTGCACAAGGGCGATGCGGACGACACCGACATCAATCGCAAAGTCGTGGCGGCATCAGCCGACGGCGCAATCACGATCCAGAACTCCACCGTCATCGTCACGAAGGGCACCGCGGCTGCGCTCACGCTTGCCGCACCGACGGCCACCACACACGACGGCGTGGAAATCACCGTCCTGAGCGCCACGGCTGCGGCGCATACGGTCACGGCCCCATCCAACAAGATCAATGGGGCCTCGGCTGTCGCTACCTTTGGCGGCGCCAAGGCCGATGGCTTGACGCTGGTCGCCTATCAGGGCGTCTGGTACGTCAAGCGCTCGACCAATATCACGCTGAGTTGACCATGAACGTGCGATTTCTGCGTGACTTTCAGGGCGTCGCCACCCAGGAGCGTTTCTTCCTGGCCGGCGAAGTCGTCGAGTTGGATGACGGCACCGCGCAAGCCGTCATTGCCGAGGGTGCAGCCGAACCGCTCGTCGTAGAAGCGCCAACGGCGCAGGTTGAGCCGGAACCGAAAGCGAAGGCGAAGAAATGACCGCATACTGCACGGCCGCCGAAATCAAGACGGCGCTGAACATCACAAGCTCAACCGATGACACGCGCCTTGCCGCGTTGGCCGGTGCTGTCAGCACGCGCCTGGATCGGATGTACAACTTGCCGGATGGCGGCTTTGCAGTAGCGGCGGATTCGACCCGCTACTACGACGCATGCAGCGTGGACGATGGGGTGTTGAATCTCGATATGCCCTGCCTGTCAGTGTCCACGCTGGTCGATGCGGCGAATACGACCATTCCATCTAACGGCTATCGCTTGCAGCCGGTCAACGGCGTGCGCAAGTGGAGCATTCAACTCCTGGCCGGCTACGGCTGGGGTTGGGTGACTGATGGGCAAATCGCCGTGACCGGCAAGTTCGGATGGTCTACCTCCGTGCCTAATGACGTGCACGAAGCGGCCATCATGTATGCCGCATGGCTGTACAAGCGGTATCAAGCCGCCTTGCAGGACAACACGGCCAATCAGGAGTTGGGGCAGCTGATCTACAGCGAACCGATTCCCAAGCAGGTGATTGCGCTCCTGCCGCCTAAAAACGGGAAGGCGATGCTATGAGCCTGGATGCCGTGATCGACACCATGCGGGCGCACGTGGCTGCGCTGTCGGGCCTGACGCGGGTGTACGACGATCCGCCTGAGAGCCTAAGCGAGTTTCCGTGCGCCATGGTCTATGCGGCACGCGGCACGATGGAGGCCAACGCCGCGGGTGGGCGGTCGTTCCACACGCTCTACATTGACGTGTATGAAAGCCGCACAGTGCTGCCCGAGGCAATGGACCGGGCCAAAGTATGGCCCGATCGGATGTATCAGCGGTTGAAAGCAGCGACGGATCTGCACATCGTTTGGCCGATGTCCTACCGGGCATCGGCCATTGACTACAACAGCGTCACGCACTACGGGGTACGCTTTGAGGTGCAAGTGAAGGTGAATGAATCATGAGTGAACAGACGATCGCGCTGCGCTATCTGGGCGGCGCGTACATCCATGGCGTGCCGGCCAGAGACTTGACGCCCCAAGAGGCAGCGGAGCACGGCGCGCTTATCGAGGAACAACAGACGATCACCGGCATGAAGCTTTACGAGCCGGTGGCGCCTGCACAGGCGGCGAAGGTCGCCAAGGACGCTACTCAGGAATCACCTAAGCCGTGATTCTCAACCCAAGTATGACAACGGTAGCAGAGGCTGATTAGGTTGGACAGGGCATTCGCTTCCTTGTATCGCTCAACGCCGAACTCTCTGAACGGAACGATGTGATGAACGTCAAGTTGTTTCCCAATCTCAGATTCAGTTTTGCCACACCGCTGACAGGTGTAGTTGTCGCGGCGGCGGGCATTCCGGCGTTGCGGTCGCCAGTTGGGGCCATAGTAAGGGAGCGTGCCCCCTTTCCAGCGTGGGTTGTTGGGACCGTACATTGGTTCGGGGCGATGCTTTGGTGGATGCAATTGTTGCCAAGCAGCTTTACAGGCCCGATTGCAGAATACGCCTTCACCGGCAGCAGGCGCATAGGGTTTGACTTCAAACTCATTGCCACAATGCTTGCAGATTCGGGTCACTCCATCTTTGTGGTTTGGATGATTTTCGCCAACGACATGCTTGGTAAACCATTCACCAAAGCACTTTGGGGAACAGAATCGACGGCCAGTTCTCTTGTCCTTCGTGATCTCCACTCCACATTGTTCGCAGAACTGTGGCGGCAATTCAACAATACCAAGATTCGTTTTGGCATTGTTGGCGGCGGAACACTTGCGAGAACAATAGATGCGGGGCCATGTAGCGTGATGCCAGAACTCCTTACCGCACTCTGGGCAGTGGGCGACGACGCGTTTTGCAGCCTTCTGACATGCACGAGAACAGTATGTGCGGGTCCTTCCATCCCAGTTGCTGTACGAGAACTCTTTACCGCATTGTGGGCACGCTTGGGTAACTATCATGTGTTTCCTCATGTGGTATGCGTTTGTAACTTGTCTTAATTGTACCACAGGAGAGTAATATGCCACAACAATTCAACAACTGGTCACAAGTCAAGATCCAATTGGGGAGAGAGGCAACGGCAGGGCAAGCGGTTGCAGCGACCACCATCTGGCGCGGCCCATTCGCATTCTTTGAGGATGCCCGCACCAAGGTCGTCGTCGAAGAAAACATCGGGATCGCCGTCACGGCAGAGCGCACCTACACGCCGATGCTGCTGGGCAAGCTGGCTGTGCCTGCCACCGAATTGACGTTCGGCCAGGTGCTGCACATCTTAGAGGCGGGCGTGCAGACCGCCACGCCGACAGGGGCGGGGCCATACATCTACACGTATGCCCTGCCGACGTCGAACAGCATCAATACGCTCAAGACCTACACGCTCGAATGCGTGCCGGTCATTGCGACGGCTGACTATCTGGAGATGCCGTACAGCTTTGTCGAAGAATTCACGTTCGAGGGCAACGCCGGCGAGGCCATCAAAATGTCAGCCAACTGGACCGGCCAGCAGCTATCGACCGGCACGGCGACCAGCTTGAGCACGCTGCTGACCGGCAACGATATGGAGCCGGCGTTGATGCCCAAGACCAAGCTCTACATTGACGCCACGGGCGGCACCGTCGGCACCACGCAGAAAACCGGCGTGTTGATGGGGCTGTCGATGCGGGTCCGAACCGGGTGGGTGGTCGTGCCGGTGGGCGACGGCAACACCTATTTCGGCATCATCAAGTTCACGAAGCCCGAGGTTACGTTCTCACTCACGCTGGAATTGGAGCAGAACACTGGTGCCAGCGTCGTGGCCACCGAGCGCGGCTTCTATCGGTCTGACACCGTGCGCCTGTTCCAGACGCTGACTGACGGCCCATCAGCCAGCCAACAGCTAACGCTGAAATGGGCAGGCAAGTACGATAAGGTGGGCGGTTACAACAACAACAACGGCAACATCACCGTTACGCTGGAAGGCCATGCGGTGTACAGCCAAACTGACACGTTGTTCTGGACCGCCATCGTGAAGAACAGCCTGTCAGCCGTGCCGTGATCGTGCGCAACATGCAACGAGGCGGTGCGGCGACGCGCCGCCTTTTTTGAAGGAGAGTTATGGCTAACTTTTTCGAGCTGCCAACCAAGACTTTCGATCTTGGGGACGGCAACACGATCACTGTGCGCAAGTTGACGTTTGGCGACATGCAGAAGGTGTGGAATGACAAGGATCTGCACGAAGGTCCGGACGACACGTTTAACAGCCGCCTGACGGCGCTGGTCGTGCGCCTTGCCGTCTGTGCCTGGGCGGGGCCGGGGTTTGAAGGTCACGCCGTTTCGCCTGAGAACATTGCGCTCTTGCCCTGGGATGTCATCAACCAGTTTGGAGCCGATACCCTCAAGTTCTGCATGATGACCGAAGACGAAAAAAAAGCATCTGGAGCGGATACGAAGTAGGCATCATGCAGCAGGGCGGCAGCGTGACTGTGCCGTCCAGGTATGGGGTGCTGATCGAGGTCATGCGCGATATGCACTGGTCTTGGGATGACCTGATGTCCGCTCCAAGCGACTTGGTTGACGAAATCGTAGCGCGCAGCAAGGCAAAGAACGCCACCATGGCAAAGAAGGCCGAATTCGACAGGATGATGAACGATGGCCGATGAAGAAATCAAGATTGAAGTAACCGCTGTCGATAAGACCGCGGCAGCCGTGGCCAGTGTCAAGCGCAATCTGCAAGGCATCGACCAGACCGCCAACAAGCTCACGACGGCGTTCAAGGGCCTCGAGGTTGGCATGGGCAACGCCATGCGCAGCTTCACGCAGGGCATGATCCAAGGCGCCGGCATAGGCGCCTTCAACATGCTCATGTCGCTGCCAGGCCAGATTGCGGCGGCCGGCGGTGCGGCCATGCAGAGTTACGCCCAGTTTGAGCGGCTGGGCATGTCCATCAATTCACTGACGGCAAAAGAGGCCCTGCAATCCGGGCAGGCCAAAAGTATGACCGACGCCATGGCGCTGACAAGCGGCAAGGCTAAGGAGTTGGTTGACTGGATACAGAAATTAGCCGTCGATTCGCCGTTTGATTCCAGCGACATCAGCAGCACCTTCCGCATGGCGATGGGCATGGGCTTCCTGTCCAAAGAAGCACAGCGCGTCACGAAGGATTTACTTGACTTCGTGTCTGCGACCGGCGCAGAGCCCGAGGTCATGGAGCGCATCACGTTGGCGCTGGGTAAGGTCCGCACGACCGGCAAAATCACGGGTGAGACGCTACAGCAGCTTGGCGAAGCTGGGGTCAACGCCACGCAGATCCTGGCCGACGCCTTCGGCAAGACGCCCAAGCAAATCGCTGACGACATTTCTAAGGGCAAGATCGACAGCGACAAGGCCCTCGATGAAATCCTGAAGTCCATCGAGAAATTCTATGGCGGTGCAGCCAAGGCGCAAGCGGGGTCATTCAGCGGCTTGCTGTCTTCACTGACCGAGATCCAAAACAATACGCTGCGCGATTTCTTCGCACCGATGTTCCAGGGTGCACAGCCCTACATGGCTGAATTCACCAATCAGTTGAGCTCGCCCGAGTTCAAAGCGGTGGTTGCCCGGCTCGGCGAGTTGGCGGCCGGGGGGATTGGTAGCGGACTAACGACCGTAGTGAAAGGCGCGCAGGACATTAGCACTGCCATTCAGCCAATGTTGGACGCCGAAACGCCCGCATGGATGACGGCAGCAACTGGTCTTTTCTCAGCCGTCGGGGCGAAGAAGGTCGATGTTGAGCTGAACCCAGTCGCCGGCAACGGCTTCACCTACGACGTTGGCACTGGCAAGTTTAGTTTTGACGTGAAAGGCAACCTGCAAAAGCTCGATATGCAGGGTTGGTTTGGCGACCTGACCACCGTGCATTGGGACCCGGCGACAGGGCTGAACGTGGACTTCCACGGGCATCTGCTTGGCATCGAAGGGTTGAGCGTCGAGGACATCAACAAGTGGGTGTCCGGCTTGAATAACCAATTGAGCGGCATGCTCCAAACTACCGTCACTCTGTCAGCAGAATGGGGCGCAGGGGTGCTCGCATCCGCATGGGAGCAGGCGCAAGCGTTCTTTAGGGGTCGCCCCGTACAGTTGAGTATCATCGAAACTGCCGCCCCCATATATGGCCCTAACATGACACCGGCTGGCACTACGTCAAGCACCAAATTCCCAACCGACGTGACGCAACCTTACCCGGAGACAAACATCTGGGACATTACGGGAAAAGCCTCCGGCGGTTCCGTGCGCAGCGGCTGGGCGTGGGTTGGCGAGCGCGGCGCTGAGTTAATTAACGTTCATTCCGGCGGCGTGCAAGTCTTCAGCAACGCACAAAGCCGTTTGCTGGCGGGCGGCAACGTTCCTGGCTACGCAGACGGTTCGGTTGACTTCGGCCATGCGCTCAAGGGCCTCATTAGCACGATCGCTGGGACACTGGGCATCAAAAGCCCAACCTACGGCCCCAAAACACTAGGCGAAACTGGCTGGATTGACTTCACCAAGCGTGGCACGCAGGCCATGCAGCAAGTGGCCGAATCCGCCACGAAAGCCTTTGAGGTTAGCGCCAAAAAAGTAGCAGAGGTGTTCAAGGGTGCACTGGGCAGCGTGCCAGGGCTGAACGGGCTCAGTCAGGTTACTGACCTCGACATGCAAAAAGCCAAAGCGGGGATGAAGGTATCTTACGCCGATGACTACATCCGGCAGTTGTCAGACGAAGTGCTGAACAAAAAGGAATGGGGCGCCAACATCGACATCAAAGACGCGGCGAAGCGCGCCGGGATTGACCCCAACCTGCCCAACGAACTAATCCTAGAGTTGGTCAAGCAAGCATGGGCTGACAAGAGCTTTTTCGCCAACCCGGCGAACTTGGAGCTTATCAACAAGAGCGCCGTGCAAGCCGACATGGAACAACAGCAGAAAGAGGCGCGCGGTTCGGCCAACTTGCTTGGCTTTTTCGGCCTCGACAACACGAATGAGGCGACACAAGCCGCTGCCCTGGGTCAGGCCATTCAGGGCGCATTCGGGGCGATTCCCGTTGAGATCCTGTCTTCAACCGGGCAGACGATGATGCTGCACTTGACCGCTGGCTTCACTGATCCGCAGACCAACGTCACGGCGATTACAAATCTTGGTGGTGCGCTCGTGACGGCGATGGGCACGGAAGCCGGTGCGGCGGCGATCTCGGTATCAGGTATCACCCTCGCCGATGCGCAGTATGCGGCCTACGCTGGTCGCATGGGCGAGTTGCCGCCAGTGCCCCCCAGCGGGACAGGCACCACTACCCCACCCGCAGGGACCACGCCACCGGGGAAAGCGGTCGGCACGGGCTACTGGCAAGGCGGCCTGGTCAGCGTGCACAAGGACGAAACGATCTACTTACCAACCGGCAGCGCCATCATGACGGCGACGCAAAGCCGGCAGATGCAGGCGGCTGCACCGCAGGTCATTCAGGTGACCGTCAGCAGGGCGCTCGACGAGGAAGCGGTCGTCAACCGGATACTCCAGAAGATCCGCCGGAGGACAAGCTAATGCCGCACACTGTCAACATCACCGATGGGACGACAACCTTCGCTCTCTCCGGCAACGTGACGGCGATGCTCCAAAACTACACGATGGCAACGCCGGCGACCGGCGACCAGAGCGTTACCGAGACAATCAAGCTGGCAATCGTCGGCAGTACACCAGCGGCCATGCAGACCAACGTAGCGACGCTGGAACGCCTGTTACAGCAGGCAAGGCAGCGCCGCACCAGGAACGTCGGGCCATTCGTTTACCTCGTGGTGCAGCTGATCAGCGATGCCGCAGCATGGCGCAGTCGCATCCTCGATGCGCGGTTGGAACTGAGTGAAACGAGCTTGGCAGTGTGGGGCAATGCCATCTGCGAATGCAGTTTGCTGATTGAGCGAGCACCCTATTGGGAAGGCGCGTTGACCCAACTGCCGTTGACGAACGGCAACGGGACGAACAACACGTCGGGACTCAAGATCTACAACTGCGGGGACTCGACCGGCACCAGCCCGAACAAGCGTGACAACTACGTGCAGGTGGCCGCCAACGATGTGACCGGCTCATTGCCTGCGCCCGTGCGGCTGGAACTCACCAACACGATCGGCAGCAGCATACAGTTCTCCGCGCTGTACGCGGCGACGAATGCATTTGCTGATCCGCAGAACTTCCCCCACATCCAAGAGGCTGAATCCATCATTGTGTCTGGTTCGCTTTCGGCGCTCGACGCGTCGCTGCATAGCGGCGGCTACTATGTGACCAACTCCATTGTCGGCGCAGGCTCGATTACCATTCAAGCCACGCTCAGCGCCGCGCTGCTCGCCAAATGCGCCGGGCAGGATTTCCACATCCTACAGCGGACATCTAACTTCCCCGCAGGCTACGTCAGGGCCTCGGTCTACGACGCCGCCGGCAACGCGGCTATTCGGCATGGCGACGAAATCGCGGCATCCGTGGCGTCGAACCTCTACGACCTGGGCGTGCTGAGTCTCCCGCCGGGTGGCTATTCGTCGGCCTATGGTGCGCTGCGCATGGTCACACGGTGGCGCGTGACTGGCAGCACAGACGTACAGACGGACTATTGGGCGCTGTTCCCAACCACCGGATTCCGCAAGCTGCAAGCCATTGCCGACGTGGTTAATAACGCGACGGTGGTCGATGACCCGATCGAGGACCGGGCGTTCGTGCTGTCCAGCGGCGCAGAACTGCCGTACATCGTGCGCCGGGCAGGGCCGGTTATGGTGTGGCCAGGCCAACTGCAGCGCGTCTATTTCCTGTGGGCAGGCAACAGCGGCATTTCAACAATTACCCAGACCATGACGGTCAAAGCGTACTATCGGCCGCGAAGGGTGACCATCGGATGAGCTTCACTGTATCCGTAACCGCCAGGACCAACAACGGCTATGTGGCCCCAGCCGGGTTGACCCTCACGCCGCCCGACTGGTCAGGCGTCGTCCTCGGCGGCTTCGACATGGCAACGATCGAGGTCAGCGGGCCACGCGACGCCCTGCGCGACGTCAAGAACTGGCTGCTGTACAAGGTGCAGGTGCTCGACGACAGCGGACGTATCGTGTGGGATGGCTTTATCAACGAGGTCGAGTTGCGCATCGGCGCATCTACTGTGACGTTGGGCCTCGACCGCCTGTACAATGCCGTGCGTGTCCTGTACTCATTTTCCTCGCCCGATGGCGGGTCCGACTCAGCCATAACCGACTGGCTGGTTGATGCCGACAGCATCAATGAATTCGCCCGCAAAGAACTCTTGCACTCTGCCGGTGGCGAGGTGTCGAAAGCGTCTGCCGAGTCGCTGCGCGCCAACGTGCTTGCCGCGCAGAAGAAGCCTGTGCCGACGATGGCGGTCGGTAAGTCCGAAGATGAAGGCGCGACGCTCTACTGTTACGGCAGGTTTCATGCGTTGGACTGGGTGTACTACCAGGATGACACGGGCTACGTAGCGCACGAAGACAGCAATGGGCGCATCCTGCTTGGTTGGGGGATGACCGGGGCTAACCGCTTTGGCTTCGTCGGCGAGGGGAAGAACAGGCTGCTTGACTTCACTGGCTGGCTAGGCGACTTGCAGGACGGCGACTACATCCGCATCAGTGGATCCGCGTCGAACAACCTCTCAGTCACGGTGGCCAGCGCCAACCAGGGCACCAATGCCACCTACTCGTCAGCGGGGATTTCGTTCGACCCCAATGACGATATACGGGACACGAACAACGGGCTTGGCTTCGCCCGCACCTACGAAGGGTTGAAGGTCAGCAATTCCAGCAGCAACGATGGCTACTACTTGATTGGCGACGTCGTGACGGCCAACCACCTGGAGATGACCACCGCGTTTGGGGCAATGCCGATCGCGTCGGACAGCGCCGGTCCCACGGTGCGGCTCGACCTCTCGCAGAGCGTCGAAGTGAATACCGCACTCACGCATGAGGTGCCCAGCGCAGCGAGCGTGACCGTGCGGGCGCTGGCGACGAAGATCGCCCAGTCGTTCACGATTAGCGATGGCCCGTGGGATGCAGGCGAGATCATCATCTCGATCGGGAAGAAAGGCGCACCGTCTGTTAGCGTGACGGTGGGAATCTACTCCAACTCGGGCGGCAATCCAGGCACGCTGTTAGGCTCGGGGACCATTGCTGCTGCCGACGTGCCGTATGACGCCGGGTGGGTGACGTGTACACTGTCCAGTCCGGTGACGCTCAGCAACTCGACCACCTACTGGATCGTCATTGACTACTCTGCGGGCGGGCTAAGTACAGGCGACTACTACTACGTCAGTGCTGACACCGACGCCGGGTATACGAGCGGGCAAGCAAAGCTGTACAACGGATCGGCGTGGGTGGCCTGCCCAACGGATTCAGATGTGCCGTTCCAGATTTGGGGCGTCATCGAATCGACTGCCAAGATTGCCGCCATCGTGAGCGCAGCTTCGTCTAGCCTGGTGACCGGGTGCTCGATCGTCACAGCTTCAGGTGTGCTGACCCGGCGCAAGCGAGACGGCAAGTCTTCGGCGTGGCAGGAAATCCAAGACCTGCTTGAGCAAGGCGTGTCCACCGCGCGGCGCTTGCAGGCGTATGTCGATACGAGTGGCAATCTGATCGTAGACGTCGAGCCGCTGGCAGCACTGTCGGATCTAATCTGGCGCGACGACGGCGTGCTCGTCTATGCCGACGGCGCACCGCTCCCGGCCGGCGTGCTGCCGCATGGCCGCTGGGTGCAGATCGATGTGTTGATGGCGAGCGGCTGGACGGCAGATATGTCTGGTTTCCTTTGCGACCAGGCGACATTCAGCATCGAATCGGGCGAATGGCAATTGACGCCAAAGGGCGCACCCGATCCATATGATTTGGGGAGTTCGCAGGGGTAAACGGCCCTACAGCTAATGCTGTGGGCTTTGTCCCTGGCGCTGCACGATAGTCTGTGCATCCGAGACGTTTGGCCGGTTTACAGCGGCCCTTCGGCTAATGTTCACCGAAGCGATGTGGTCTGCTAGTCCAGAGAAACCGCAGCATACACAGAGGAAACTAGCTTGAGTCTTACGATTAGCTTTATCGACATTACCGCAGACGGGACAAGTGCGAGAGGTATTGCGCGGATTAACCGCGACTACGGGCACGCCATTCAGTTGGGCTTTGTACTCGATAAAGCTACGCAGTTGGGCGAACGACCAGCTATGCAAAATTGCTCTCTGAGGTCTACGAACCGTTACCCGATCACGGATTCCGCCAAGTTCTTCGATGGCAATTCCGCGGCCGGTGTCTTTGGCCTTAGCAACAATGCCCTTGCTGATGTTGTGATTTGTCCAGGTGGCAAACCGCTGTTCTTTGCCTGCCAGTTTTTTCAAGCGCCGACGCGTGGACTTCGTGCCCTTGGCTTGCAGTTTGCACCGCAACTGGCGGTGACGATAGCGAACGTTCTTAATCGTCTTACCCTGATGTACCGTGCCGTCACTGTCAACCGCGATGTTGGCAATGCCAAGATCGATACCAAGAAAGCCATCTACGTCAGACGGTTCCGGGGTGTCAATCTCGCAAGTTTGGAAGATGTAGAACTGATTGTCATGATAGACAAGATCCGCTTCCCCCTGGCGAGTCTCAAGCAGCTTGAGTTGGCGAGCGCCTGCAAGGAATGGGAGGTTAATTCGACCACCAAGCGCCCACAAAGAAACGATCCGCTTGTCCATCTTCCAGGTCAAGATGCGACTATCGTAGGCAATAGAACCATGTGGCCGAAATGTGCGCTTGGTTTTCCTATCAATCTTGTACGCATCGGCTACCTTCGCCACAAGCCGAACTGCAACTTGTGCGCTCAAACCGAACTTTTCCCGAACAAAGCGATAGGTCAACTTATGAAGGTCGTACTGCCGAAAACTTTGCTGCTGCCAAGCGGTGTCACTGACAAAGTTCGCCGCCGCGTTTGCGCGCTCGAGAGTGCGTTTGAGCAACTCGAACTGTTCTGGCGTCGGCTGCAACTTGACCTGCGCAATCAATTTCATACGGAAATTATACCACAAATATTCAAGTATGGAAAATCCCAATCAATCCCCTGTCTATCTTCGCACCTAGAGGCAGGGGAGTATCGGGGGGGTTGATGAAAATCAGCGAACAGTACCGGCAACTCAAGCCTTACATCGTTGAGGAAATTCGCGCCATTGTCGGCAACGGCGGTCTAGGCGGCGGGGGCACTACGCTGGCAAGCGTGCCCCTGCACGGCCTTGCCGACCTATCGAAGCATAGTGGCCTACTGGCAGAGTCGCAAGCGCCCTGGGCGGTCACACAGAGCGTCTACAGCGCCCATACTGCCAACTCCAACGCGCACCACGACACCGCAACAGCGGGCACGCTCATCAGCCTTAGCGGCCAACAGGTCAGCGTCAGCAACGGATCGGCGCGCTACCAAGTGCCGGTGACCGGAGTCACACCCTTCGCACCGGCATGGACGGCGCTTTCCAGCCTCGCCGGCAACGGGCTGTCGTTCACAGGCGGGGCGTTTGTCGTGGGCGCGAGCGGTCTTGGGTTGAGCACGGACGCCACGCATGTTGTGCTGACCAGTTCCAGCAATCCAGGCGCAGCGGCTTCGATTCTGGCGAGCGACGCCAACGGCGCGCTGACGTTGCAGGGCTTGCAGGTAGGGCCGAAGACCTACCTATCGAACACGAATAACGTGTCGAGCGGCGGGCCAGACGTAGCGTTCAGCGGCAACATGCTGATGGCAACGACGAACAGCATGTATTGGGCGATCGACTCCAACAACACAGGCACAGGGTTTTTCTACAGTTGGCGCAACAATGGCAACACCACGAATGCCGCAACCGAGTTAATGCGCCTGACTGATGGCGGGCAACTGAAGATTGGCGCCGGGGCACCGTCGTATGCACTGGATGTCACCGGCGACGGCCTGTTCAGTTCCTCCGTCCTGACGCCCACGCTCACCACGGCAAGCGGTGCGCTGACGGTTGCGGCCACGACCGACGTGCTACTGCAGCCAACTTCCAACCTGGTCAAGCTGCAAGCGAACGTCAATCTCCAGTCGCATAACTTCGCCTCGCAGACTACAGGTATGCGGGTGACCAACGACGGCCAGGGCGATTTCCGCTACATCTTCACTGACGAGCTGCACGCCAAAGCCTTTATCGCCGATCTCGAACAGGCCCTGGCCGGCGGCCAGATTATCGCCAAGTCGGTGACCAAATTAAGCGCCAACTGGAACGTCACTAACCGCGGCGCAGCGTCTACCATTACGGTAGACGATCTGCCCAGCGCCACCGGGATGGCGTGTTTTCAGGCGGGTGACGTGGTGGGTGTTCGCACGTTCGCACGTTCGGGTGGGTCACTGACTATCGGCACGGCATACGGCGTGGTGACGGCATACAGCGACAACGGCAACGGTACACAGAACTGGACGTTCACCCGAGCGGCAACTACCGGGCTTGGCTCCGGCTCGTTAGCGGGTGGCACGACCATCCAAGCCGGGGCCATTGTGATTGACTACGGCGTGAGCGGCAACGGTTACCACGAGGTCAATGCCATTGACGGCGCGTATGGCGTGAACTCACCATATAGCCAAGTAGTCACGTGGTCAGGGGGTAGTCCCAGCGCAACCAATGCGCAGACTGTCCGCACCCGACTGGGCAATCTATATGGCGTGTTCAGTGTGAGCGGTGAGTTCGGGCTGTATGCGGGCGATGGGACGGCGAACAGCAATCAATACCTGCGCATCTCCAGTAAGGGCGTCAGGCTCAACAACATCCCCTTGCAACTGTGGGCGAGCGGCACGCAGCGCGTCAATATCGATGCGACCGGGACCGAAGTCTGGTTCAAAGACGCATCCAGCAATACGAAGCTTTCCTGGGATGGCTCGACACTCGCGATCAACGGTGCAGTCACGGCGCTGACCGGCTATGTCGGCGGGGCAGACAGTTCGACAGGATGGACGATTGCATCCGGGTTGATTTCCTCGGCCAACATCCGCCTATACAGCGGCGACACGACCAGCGCACGCGTTGAACTGGGGAACGGCAGCACGGCCAACACGGCAGGCATCCGCGGCGGTGACGGCAGCACAGCGTCGGGCGTGGCGTTCTGGTCAGGCGCAACCCACGCCAACCGCACGAGCGCACCGTTCCGCGTGACGGTTGCCGGCAGTTTGGTGGCCACCGATGCCACAATCACGGGGTCTGTGACAGCCGGTGGCGGCGCGGTGTGGATGAATAGCGCAGGGCTTGGCCTCGACGCCACAACCGGCAAATTCACGGCGGCCACGGCTTCATGGTGGTACAGCACCAATCGCATTCTGAGTATCGGCACCACGGCTGATCTGGGAGCACCGACCGGGGCGTTTATTGAAGCATTGACCGGCTACACGCTCACCATCACGGCTCCAACCGGCATCACTATCGCCAGCAACACGACTTTCTCGGGGACTGTATCGGTAGGAGCAAATGCCGTTTGGCACGCCGGCAACTTCACGCCGTCCAACTATGCGACGTTAGCGGGAACGCCTGTGTTCACCGGCACGCCGAAGGTCAACTCAAACCTGATCTGGCACGCCGGCAACGACGGCAGTGGTAGCGGCCTGGACGCTGATTTGCTAGACAACCATGACACTTCCTACTTTGCGACGGCGGGCCACAACCACGACTCGACCTATGCGGCCCTGGCCGGGGCCACATTCACGGGTAGCATAACGGCTCCTGCGCTCTACATGGCGGAGCAGGCAAACACACCTAGCACCCCAAGTGACGGCACCCAATTCACCATGTACATGCGCAATGACAAATTCGTGATTGCCTACAACCGCAGCGGGACACCGTATTACGTGCAATTCGACCTACGCGACACAAGCGGCGCGGTCACATGGACGCGCAGCACGACCGCACCATAATAGGAGACTTTATCACTATGGACTATCGACTGATTATCAACGAGGTACGCGCGGCGCTTGAGGAAAAGGCCCAACGCGACGCCGGCGTGACGCCCGGCGACCCGCTCCCCCTGTTCGTCGAGCTCGAGAACTACGTGCGCGAGATCTTGCCTGCGGTGCAGAAGATGTATGATTCATTGGCCACCGTGCAGCGCATCTGGGAGGCGAATGGCGTCGATCAGATTCTGGCGCTGACCGACGGCGAGAGCGTCCCGCTCGATCAAGGTGCGATCACGGCTGACGAATGGAAGGCGCTGCAACGGCTGTTCGCCGCCCTGCAACTGTGGGCCGTGACACCTATCGTCCTGCCCAATGACCCGGAGAAACCCGGGCCAATTCCGATTGTCGTTATTTCCCAACGTCCCAAGAACCTGACGGCCGCCCAGGTGGCCGCAAGGAAGTGATTCAATGGCAGAAAAACAAAGACGCATAATTCCGTTGCCGCCGACGACGCGCACACGCCTGGCGGAGTTGATCCAGACGCAGCGCACCTTGCAGGCACAGATTGATGCGATTGTGATCACGGTGCGCGATGTCATGGGCGTGCCGGAGGACTATGTGATCTCCAACATCGAGGTTGGGTTTACGCCGCCTGCTCAGCCGGTCGAAGTCGCCGAACAGTAAGCGACTTCGCTAAGGTGAGGCCATCGGCGCAACTGGCGAGGAAGTGGCATAAAAAGAGGTGGTGAAATCATTTCACCACCTCGCATATCGTTGCGTC